TAATAACAAAAATTTTAGAAGTTTTAGAGGAAGAAATGGTAGGAATAGCACCCTTCCACAATTCTTTCATAATTTCAGGTGGAATAAAAGCGGCTTCGTCAATAAGCAACACATTTACCGTATTGCCTCGAGGACCAGAAGCTGACGTAGAAGATACGGTAATACTAGAATCATTTTCTAAAACAAACCCATCCTTGCGCCAACTTTTAACACCCGGTTTAAGATGAAGAGGTATTTGTTCATAAGCCATTCTAATACGAGCAAAAATTTCTTGAGCAGTGGATTCTTTATTAGCAATAATACCAATTCGTTTATCTTTTTGAAAACAAACCATCCAAAGAGCGAAAATGGTAATGTTTGTAGTATTATGAGTAGGTATATATTGTTTTCCACACAAATAAAGACTGTTTTCACTATCCACTGTAATACATCGTACCGGGACTGAAGGAGTTTCTTGAATATCTGTTATATAATGAAAATGAGCTCGGCGTTTAGAATCGTGTTTGTCTATATGATTAATACGTGACAATTTAAAGGGCACTGTGCAAACATTTTCTCGTGGGGTAAAAGCTACACTAAAACATTCACTACATTTTTTCCCCTTATAACTAGGAAAATGGGATTTAAATGTAGCTTTATACCCTAAACTTTCAACTAAACATTTGACATTTAATGCTAGTTTTTTGTTGGTATTGTCGAAATTTGCAAATCCTTTATCACTGATGTATCCATCAGAGTCCATCAACCCCCTTAATAACTGCATACGTTGAGATCGGGATCCGTTTAAATATTTTTCGGGTATGTGTTTATTATTTAATAATTCGCATTGAGCTAATGATTTTCTAAAAGAAATCCCATTTATATAGTTTATACGTACAGTATAAACATCAGGATGGTATTCTTTGATAGATAAAATATGACCACCACAAGTTTGAATTTGTGATTTTAAATGCTCTAAATCTCTTGATCCTATAGTAATAGCATTTTCTGCTTTTGTTCCATCGCCCAACCAAAGACCCAAAATATAAGGATCTATTAAAAAGGATTCTTCTTGTTTATTAACTCCGCCCCAACAAATAGGAATACGATGATTTGGTTCATTGTTTGCATTCAATAACGTATCGAATATTTCTTGTGTGTTTTTAACAGAACCCTTAACATCATTTATACGTTTACGCTCATTCTTGCTTTGAGTAAACCACAAATGTTCTGCATCAGCAATAATTTCTTCTCCGTTGTCAAAACACACTTTAAAACATTTGCGATTATGCCTAATATCATGGGCCTTTAAAACATGGCATTCATTGCCATTTTCATCATAAACACTATCATTGTCTTTTAATGATCCCATTGTAGTCCATCCATTTGGAGTGGGAATAGGAGTATCTAAAGCAAGAGCCTTTCCCGTTTGGCGTGAAGCCAAAACTACCACAAATCGGTTTTTATTTAAAGCCTTTAAAACTCGTTTTTGAGCTTTGTATAGTTTGATTTTTTGTTTACCCTCATCTAATGTGGTAATAAAGAAATGATTTTCTGCAAAATGAAGAATACTTTTAGTACATGTAGTCAGTTCTTCCACCATTTCTGGCGTCCATTTAATTTTAGCATTCTTGCGAAGAATGTTTTCGTTATTGTTGTAAAAATTTCCATCCACAACAACATCTCTAATATCTTCGTCTTGAATAGTTTTGCTGCTCACATAAATACTTATATGGGTAACAATAATACAAACCCAAACAAAACATATTTAGGAAAACAAGATAGTGTATCTGAACACAAGTACGGATATCCTGTTTATAATCTGTCATTTACAGATCCTGATAGTTTATGGGATAAATTTACAGAACGAATAGAATATTGCAAATCAAATCTCGAATTGCCCACTTTGTTAGAAATTTCTGATTTTTTAGAATCTAACCTTGATGTTCAATTTGATTTATTTTTTCATGAAAACAAATACCCTAATAGTTATTTCTTTAAAATAAAAAACCAGATATATTGTTATGCACTAGGACCAAAAACAGGGTATAATGTATCTACTATATTCTATTTTGACCTTAAAGAATTTTTTAAAATTACCGATTCAATTGTTGAGTAATTTGTGTAATAACGGAATTGATTAATTCTGGTTTAATCAAATTCAATAATGTTCCTGGTTCGGGCATTATGCCTGGTATTTGATTCGGATTTAATGTCAATATCAACCACCACAAATCCATAGTGCCGTATTGTTTAAAAGCAATGTAATACCAAGTATCTGTTGGAGTGGTAAAATATTGATCTATTAAACTATTATCAGAAACATTAATGGTAATGTTTTTCAATAAATTATAGAAAGAGATATCTCCATCTTGATATACCTTGAAAAAATTTTCAAAGCTATAAAGAGAAATATTGGAATTGGGATTATTAATTTCTTCCATAATTTTAAAGCGGTCGATTATTAGGATCGTTGGGGTTGTTTGGGAATGTGAGATTATTGTTTGGAAATGTGAGATTATTGTTTGGGAATGGTGGCAGATTATTTATAGTATTGCCGGATGTATCTGGCGTATCAATTGAATTCACTACTCGTACCTCGCCATTAAAAGTGCCTCCTAAATGAACCTGAAAAGTATTTTTTGCTGCTGGAATAAGTTCTTGAAATTCAATGGTGATATAATAAGCTTCAGGCATAAGAATTTCGCCATTTGTGAGCCCCATAGAATTAAATTCTTTCATAGATCTTAAAGATCCAATATCTTCCACTACAAAATTCTTAATTGAAGCAGCAGGACAAAAATAACCACCATAACCATTGGTGTAAACTGTGTATATTTTTGGAGGTAAATAGGTGAATACACTTGTTCTTGCTTTAAGATTTTGAAAAGTAAAAAGAGAAATGAAAACAAAATTATCATAAGCTTCTTGAACAGATCCTGTATTAAATAATGTGAAATTTATAACAGGAGGTTCGAAGCTAGTATTTTCGTATTTCATAACAGGTTCCATTCCAATATAACCCAGATTTCCTAATGCGGTTTGTGCTCCTAATTTAGCAACCTCATTAGCAGTACTAAACCAACCATTAACAGCTTGATTAAAAATATTTTCTTCTGCTCCCCAAGTATTAGAAACCGCTCGTCTGTTTTTTAGAAATGGAAGAGTATATGTGAAGTTATACTTCTCAAATTCTTCATTTTCAATATATAGGTCTTGATATGGTTCTGAAAGTTTAGATAAAGCGCTTATAAAATCTCCCCCAGACCCTAAAACATCCGCAAAATTCACTCCGGCATTGAAAATGCGATTGGCGCCTGCAGCCGTAGAATTTAAAGTAACCTGTTTTTCTACTAAAGTAATATTTGGTATTTCATCATAATTGGAATTATTTTTCCATTTAAAATTATGATAAACATCTACCACGCCATCGCCCTTTTTTTTAAGCATGGGGATAGCAACCGTATTTAATACCCCACCCACAGCGCCAATAGAAACATACTGAAATTCAAAAAATTGATTTTTCAGTGCTTGAACTGTTTCTAGTGGTGTTACTGCGGCCATATATAATACTTAATTGATCAAACCATTAAGCGAGTTGCTCTCTTCGTAAAAAATCACTACGGTAATCATAAATAGGGTCTCTAGAAATATCTCCATACATCTTATTGATATCTGTAGGAGATGATGAGGATCCGTTTACAGATATTGAAGTTGATCCTGAATTCAAATTTTCTAATAACTTGGCAATGCTTTTATCTACAGTTACGCCCATTTGAGAAGATTGTAAAAGAGCCGTTAAAATTTTAACCGTTTGATCTACGTATTTATTAAGAGAGGTTAATCTCTGGTCTAATACATCGCCGCTTTTGTATGCTAAAATATTATCATCTTTGTGAAAATAAGTCATTTTCTTTGGATTAGATTGATAAAGAACTGAATTATTACCCAAGGAAATATTAGCATCATTAACCTGCTCGGTTTGAATATCATCAGATCCGCCAGTAAAGGATTTCCATGCCTGAGCAAGAGGTCCTTTAATAACCTTAGGGATCATTCCTATTGTATTGTCTATAATAAGACGTTTGATTGTGGATGTAAACTTTTTAACATCCAAAGTCATTGTTTCAAAAGTTTCTTTTGGCGCATTAAAGAATTCATACATAGCATTGCCAATTAAAGGAACATTTTTAATGTCCTCCATCGCTTGTTCAGTATTTCCCGTTACAAGATTCTTGGCAAATTTATAAGTTTTGTATAATATACCAATTGGAGTATAATTAAGTATAAGATCGTTAATAAATTTGGTACTGTTTTTAAAGAAGTTTGTGAATGGTTTACTTTGTTGTTTTTCTTCTTTGTATGTTTTGTAATCTAACCACATGTTTAACATGTCTAATCCTAAACTAATTGCGGTTCCTACTCCAGGGAATAAATTAGCCACACCAGCTCCAATGCTGATTAATCCTCTGATATAATCTCCTCTTTTAATTCGAGAAACACCATCAGCAAAATTAAACAAAGATCCAATCCAAGGAAGTCTTTTAAGAAATTCTCCAGACACTTTTAATAAAGCAGGGCTAACTTTACTAAGAGCCTTAGTACTTTTACCTATCATATTTAAACCGCGTTGTAAAGTTTGATTCGGTATCTTGGATAAAAGAGTTTTAATAACATTAGGAGATTTTTTAACCAATGCTCCGGCTCCTTTCATTAATTCACTTTTCTTAACTAAACTTTCCCCTATTTTAGCCAAGGGTTTCGTAATAAGATTCGATCCTTGTTTTTCTAAAAATGTAGCAAAGCCTTGTAATGGATTTTGTCCCTTTAATCCTTTAATAAATAAATCCCAAGCACCTTTCATCAATCCGGCACCAAAAACAGAAAGTGCTATTGTCCACGGAAGTTTGGAAGATTTCTGAGTTCTGTCTAATTGTCCGTGCTCCTGTTCTTTTTTCGGATTGCGGATACGTAATAGTTTTCGTAAATTTTCTAAATCAATAGAAGGAAGCTTAAATCCTGCAATAGTAACCGGAACTGGTTTATTATACATCAAAGAACCCAATAATCCTTTGCTTACCTGTTTTTTACTTTGGACAAAATCATTACGACGGTTTTGTGTGTATTTATTCAATACATCTAAATACTTGTCGGTTAGATGGGTCTTTACTGTCGATCGAGTACTGTTTCTTTTAAGACGCAATGCCTGTTCGTATTTATCTCGAGCATCAAAATGGCGCTTGAGAACCCCGCTTACAGTATTAGCCAATGCACCGAAATTTTTAGTAGCTTCTTTAGAAAGGTTAAAGCCGGGCTGATTTGATTTAGAAGGCAGTGCGATCTTTTTTAATAAATCCCCAATACCATCTAATTTATTAGGAATCAAATTAATAACTGAATGAACCTTTAACCAGTTAGTATTAAAAACAGAAAATTGTTCAGAAATTTCTTTATTATAATTTTCTTCCTTCTCCTTAGAGGGAACCAAAGGAGCAAAAACTGAAGTGTCAGCAGGGAACAGCTTTTGAATGTTACTATTTTCAAACTGTTCAGCGGTTTTTCTTGTATGGGAAGAAATTTTATTTTTTAATCCGGTAAGTTTCTTCTTCCAATGCTTTTCAAGATCATCAAAGTTGTCTTTTAAATGAAGAGAATCCGATTTTAATACCTCTGTAGACTTTTGAAGGGATTCTTCTAATTGTTCAGATATTCCCTTTTGATATTTTGAGAACTCTTCAATTAAAGGTTTAATGACCTTAGAATCCAATCCTTCACGAAGAGTTTCTATAAGGTTATTCTGCGTACTTCCTACGAAATCCTGATTAGTTTGAAGTTTCTGAATAAGATCAAATACATTGATCTCGCCAGTAACATTTAATTGTGAAAAATCAGCATCCATTAATATGAATACTTACAAAAACCGATAGTTTTTATAGAATAAATAATGTACCGTCTATAGGAATAGTAACATTATGTTCAAGATCTACTAAACACTCATCTACCGGGGACTTTATTTTATTAATTTGAATCAAGATTTGTTGAATAAACGAAGCAGGTAGTTTTTCAATAATACTCCATTTGCCCTTATAATTGGATTCATCATATCCGCACACCTCTCCATTGATCTTTAAATCATGAACATATTTTACTAATTCACCCGTAAAAGAATTGGTGATGATATTTTTAAGTTCGTCTTTTTTGATATTGGATTTTATTATCGAAGATATTTCCTTTTCAGCTTCTATTTCATCAACTAAACGAGGCAAATTAATATGACAACTTAAATGAAGGTTATCATATTTGGATTCTGTTAAAGGGGCTTTGCTGCTGTTTAGTAATTCGGAAATTTGTTTTAATTTGTCCAGAACATGATTTAGATTAATAGTTACGCTTTCCCCATTATCAGATTGAAGTGTAATTGTAGTGGAAATAAATGAACGAAGAAGAATGGTGTAATATATTCTTGCACAATATGAAATATTATTTGAAGATATACTAGGGTTAAAATTATCTTTGAATATTTGGGCAAGTGTTTCTAAAAATTCCGTATTGTAAATAGTATCATTAGTTACCGTACCTAAAATATTTTTTTGTTGTAAGGTAGATAATTCTTTAACCTGACATTTAACTTCATTAAAATCATCAGGATGTGTGACTATAAGCAACTCATCCAAATTTGTGATATCTGACATAAAAATACTTAACTAAGCGTGTTGGTTTTCCAACGGTATGGGTGTAGATTCCTTTTCATTTTCTTGATTCTTCTTTTCCTGTGATTGGGCCTTTAATAAATTAATAAACAACTTTCTCTCTACTTCAGGAATGGTTTCAATATAATTTGGATCCAATTTAGCTGATTGAGCCAATACTAATATTTCTTGATATATTTGATGGATGTTTTCATTAAAAACCAATTGCAAAAGATGTGAATAACCCCCATTCAACAATTGTAGTCGGAATTTAACATTCTCTACGGGAAATAAATTATGACTGCTTAAAACGTTTAAAGATGCAAATACTTGGTTAGAGATTTGAGAAGAAATATTAGCAGGAATCTGTTCTACTATATTAGGCTCTGTTGGATTGTGATTTATACTATGAATAAAAAACCCTAAAATATCTAATGATTTGGATAGAAAATCCTTTTCTTCGATTTTAATATTGTAAAACTCTTCTTCATGGGAGAGTTTAGGCCATCCTAAACGGAAAATTAAATCTGTTGTTTTGTTTTCTAAAATTACAGGAACAAACGAATGTAACGTACTTAATTCATATATTTTATGAATTAGAGTAGGAATGTTGAAATCATATTTTACTTGAATGGGTTCATTTGTTTGAGGATCGGTATCATTATAGAATATTGATTTATTCGCACCAAAACTTACCGCTGCAATTTTTAAACACAACAACAAATATTCTATAATAGTTATAGAATTCAGATCATCTGGATTGCTTATACAATTACTGATAATCTTTCGGAAACTTTTTAAAAATTCGGTTTGGTGATTTTGGTTTTGAGTAACCAAGATGGATTTAATGATGGCCTTTTGTTCGGCTGTGTTGAGCTCACGAACCCAGAAAGATAAGCCAGACGGCAATGCCACCTCAAACGGATATATCATGATAATAGTAATTACAAACTAGTGATTAAACTGCTAGTATTGGCTTCTAAAATACTGTAACTATCATAAATGAATTGTACTTGGTTTTCGTCTAAATGACCTGGATCGAATTTCAAATCAGTGCCATTTAATCCTACAGGAGCACAATTAATAAATCGATATATCTTGCGAGGCAACATTTTAGAATACTGGCCTGTTTTGGCTAATTGCACTACATCAATGAATCGAGCTTTGATGTGTTTGGAAGAAGAAGGAGATCTTGCTATAAGACCATAATAACTAGTAGCTACCAACCAAGGACGTAATATCAAATCGATAAAGGAAGCTGTGGTTTCTGTAAAAGTAAGATGCAGAGGCTCATAACTTTTGCGGTTATTGATAGTAGCAGGAGATTGTAATCCGGCATAAGACAAATTATTAGAGCGATCAAATTCGATAATTTCGCCTGGTAATAAAGCAGACCGAGCAAATACACAACCCAATAAACCATCGATAGCATTTTGATATTTGTCATCTAATAACACCTTAGTTGTGTTTTTAGAAATATTCCACCCAATACGATTTGGTTCTAAATTAGATAAAATTTTATCTAAATTCTGTTGTAAGGGATTAACAGAAGAAAAATCTATATTTACAAACCAACTAAATGAAGGCGGAATACTACCGGGCCATGATCCTAGAATATCAAGATAATATTCATAAGGACTATTCAATCCTCCATTAAACGCTGCCATGTAAATACTTAGAGCAGTATTTAATTATCGTGCTAAACGCCAATATTGATAAGCTACAGTAACTGGAACTGTTACAATGTGTCCATTTCCAGTTTGATCGAAAGTCATATCACCAGCATTAGTACAAAACGCGCCGTACAATGTATATGTACGAATCGGATTTCCTTGCTTGTCTAACATAACAAGGATAATAGTATTGCCTTCGCTTTTATCTGGGATGTTGTAAGCACCGGTACTTGTAGCATCATCAAAAATGTATTTTGTCCATTCTTCGAGTTTGCGACGAACTGATGCATTTGCAGGGCATCTGAACGTTACAGACCAAGAATCGCTTTGATTGTAACTAGCAGCACCTGGTACTCGAAATTCCAATCCCATGAAAGGAGCAGGAACTTGTACAATTGAACGTCCCGGCAATTGAACTGCTGTAAGATACAAAAGCTCATCGTTTGTGAATCGCGCTCCGCCCAATGAAATTACTCGGAAGTTAAAATCGCGAATAAAATCCTGACGAATTGCAGCGTCATAAAAGTTTTCTATACCTTGTGTGTCTAAAAGTCCAGCCATATTATTAAATATTTATTGTTCCAGGTTAAACATTGCCTCCGATAATTTCATTGAAGTCTGCGCCTGTGCGTGTTGCAATGAAGTCTACCAAGATAAATTCTGCTGTTCTAACTGGTTGAATGTAAATGCTAACCTTCAATTGATTGCTATCGATAACATCAGGAGTATTG